GGATATTGAGATCATTGAAGAAGAACCTCTCGCAATCATTAGAATTTTTTTCAATGAAAACGAGGATGATTACATAGAGATCAATGCTGAATACATGCAGATGCTCTATATTTCTCCAAAGCCTACTAAATTACATTAAATCTACGCAATCTATCTTGATCTAATCCGTAGTGTGTTCCATGCCCTAAGTCAATCTTATTACATTCTTGTCGTAGCTCACTTTTCAAAGCCCACCCTGGGAAATTTACAGCATTACCTTTTACAATACCAAGTATATACATATCAACATCTGGGTTATCTTTGGTAGTGCAAAGTAATCTTCCGTTCTCATACGTGGTAGATTTAATATCATAGCGCCAGCCTTTATATATTCCATCAGCACTTCCACTTCTTGGACTCAATCCAAGGTCTGGGAATACATTAAAGTGTTTAGCAAAAGCATACTCAGCCATCACTCCTAACACATCGGCATCACTTCCATCTTGCTTTCCTATTTTTGCATCCTTCACATTAGATGATCTAGCAATAAGAGATCTCATTCTGCCTAATATTTGGCATATTGCAACCTCATCAGGAGTTAAAATAATATTTATCATAAATTAGGGTATGCCTTAGTATCAACCTTACATAGATCGTGCGTTATAGAGCGATTGTGTGGGTTCTGTATAGCAATCAATCACTTAGCTAGAACTTTCTTTGCTCAAAGCATTCAAGGTGGTTAGTCACAAACATATTCTTCTTTACTTTTTCAAATAGTTTGCCATCAATACACTTTAAATCTTTGTCTGCAAAACTTCTTGGCTTGATCTGATTAATGTTTACCTCAACGCTAACAAATAGCATTATAAATATACACACTATACACATTAGCGTTAGCCATATTTCTTTATTCGTCATAATGATCCTGTATGCCATGGTCAAACTTAAAATCTTTGATGTCATCATCATCCTCAGTTGGATCTTCGTATAACTTTTGCAATCCTTTGAGTGGTTTCTTAACTTTCTTAGGTTCTAACTCGTCATCCATAATATCCTCCTAATAAAATATATGATTGTTAATAATAGTTCTTGGCTTCATACCCCATTGATTATCCATCTTAACATTATGAAAGTAACTAGCTCCCTTGCTACTGTCTTTGATTTGTTGTTGGATAATTTTTTGGGATAATTCTATAAATGGTTTGAGTGTTTTGTAAGGCGGAACATGCTTTGTCTTTTTAGTCCATTCAAACTGGTGTGGTTTGAAAGTCTCCGAGCATATATTCTTTTGGTCAAAGTCAGCTCTCCGATAAAGCACATACCCCACTGCCACTTGGCCAGAGATAGGTTCACCTCTGGCTTCATGGAACATGGTTAAACTCATACACATGACTGCTGCAATATCTAACATAAAGTCTCCTTCATTAGGTAGCTTTCATGGTTTTACTGATTAGTTTGTCTTGCAAAAAGTGCATAATTTGCGTAACAAGTAATCTTGCTTGTCATAGATAAGGACTAACACCATGTGGACAACTCCAGCAGCTACTGAAATGCGCTTTGGCTTCGAAGTTACAATGTACGTAATGAATAAATAAGCCAAGCATACAATGATAAGGCAATGCCTACGAAGATCTTTGTTGCTCTCCATATGCGTTGCCTTTTCTCTTTGGGTGACTCCATTGTCACCTCGTATTCATAGCCATTAAGCTCTTTAAATGATCGTGGGTAACGCCATTCAAAAGCATTGAAGTCTGTCTTAACTGGTTTCATTTGATTGTCCTTTCACTGTGTTGATGCGTGTGGCTTGTTTGCCTATGTATTGCATCTTAACTGTTATGGGTAAGCGATTTAGTGTTGGCTGATTAGCGTCTACTAATGCTTTAAGTTTCGATATCTTATCCTCTGGGTTTAAGCTAGAATTAACTAGCTGTTCAGACATTTGATCGAATTTTGCTTGCCATGTCAATACATCCGATACCTCTATTGGGTCTTTATTAGGAATATAGAAGGTATATTCCTTAGTTTGTGGCTTTTTTACAACACTGCCAGCTCTTTCTGTAGCTAGATTACCATCATCATCCTCTGGAGCTATGCCACAAGTAGCCATAAGGCTATATCTACGAGCATAAGTGAGTGCTGATCCATATCCTTGAGGGTCTTGTTTAGCTGCGGGTACATGTAAAATACCACCAGATAAAATCTCACCTGATTCGTGTACCAGTATTGTTTCAATCTTAACGCCACTTTCACAATCGTGCGTCTGTTGGATCAATGCAATACCATTGTTATTGAGTGCATCTAATACAGCTTCAATACATCCATCTAAAGACACATACTTAGATCTAAAGTGTGGATTCGTTGATGTCTTGAGTGCTGGTGCAAACTCTTTCTGTGCCTTAACAAAGGCTGTTGCGATAGTTTTCATACTTTTCTCCTGTTGTTGTAATTCATTCATAACTTCTGCTTCAAAACGATCTTGGTCATTATCTACCATGCTGCTCTCCTACCATCAATCTTGTACATGTCCATGGCTCGGTTAAGTACCATAGCATCTCTGCTATACCTAGTCCCTGACTGATCGTGATCGTGGCATCTTTTAGCGTGTAACTTAATACGCCATTTCTTACGGATCTGAAAATGAGTTAATCTCTTAATCATATACGATCCTTGATTGAAAGTTTAGACTGACGAATGACGTAGGCTTCTTTAGCTGGCACAGTTTTTGCTGGCTGCGCTTTGTAAGAACGCATAGGCCATGAGATTTTGTAACGACCCGCATTACATACTTCGTGATCCCTCATATGCTCCATGATGTTGATTTGCAAGCGATCAATCTGTGCTTCTAACTCCGCGATTTGCTCACGAATTGTGATGATCTTCTCAGCTTGGATGTCAACTTCTGGTAACTCAATCGTACTCTTTTCAGCACGATCAAACACACGACTGGCTTCAAAAGAGTTTTGTAAGTCATACCACTCAATCTCTTGATTGGTTTTATACTTATTTAAACGCTCTTGAAAATCCTCGACAGCATTGTGAATCATGTTGATGTGATCTTCATTAATGGGATATAGGAAGATGCGTAATGTTGTACCCTTGTATAACACACAAAGAGCGCCCCATGATGCTTTCATAATATCCATTTGGCCTTGAAGCTGTATGACACCACGATATGGCGCTGGCTCATTCTCGACTTCTTGAGCAGTAAGCTTGGCTTCTAAAATACCATAGCCATCGAGCTTGATAGAATCATGCCCCATGACATAAATACCTTTGTCAATGTCAGTGTAGATTGTTGTGCCATTGCCAGACGCAGTGCCATCAAGGCTTGTAGCCAATGGTATATCAGGATGAAAGTATGGTTTATCATGGGCTAGATCATCAATATCAACGCCAAGCCTTTTACAGCTCTCGGACAATATTAACTTCTCTGTAAGGTTTCCCCATAACATAGGCTCTTGTTCTGTAAATTCATTAGCCTCTCCGTTAAGTGCATTAATTGAATACTTCAATTCATCATTAGGCGTTCTAAACTTACTGAAACCTAATAATGCTGGAAGCCTTGAGCATGACATCATGTCATCGGGCGTGACTTTTCCTACCATTTTATGTTTTCCTTGTCTTTGATATTGTTTAGATAATAAGATACGTTAGGCGCTGTCCACGTGCTTCCTGAGTACGTTTTAACGCCTAGTTCATTGAGCTTCTTTGCGATGTTGCGACATGATGCTCGGCCACAATTTTCCATGGCCAAGTCAAACATAGGTTTGATTTTTAATGCGTAGGCTATCTTAACTTTGGCTTGTGCTTGACCGCCTTTGACAGCGATGACTCTCATCATCTCTCTAGGTGCGCCAAGCTTAACGCCTCTTGCTTTGGCGGCCATTAAAGCGTTGCGCGTATTGATTGAGATTTGGCGCCTTGTTTCCTCATTTAATACAGCTCTGATATGTAACTCAAAAATACTAGCTTCAGGCGTTTCCGCAATAGTGAGCGGCACCTTCTTTTCCAGTAGCGATGACATCAATGCAACCGAGCGCGTGAGCCTACATTGTTTGGCCACAAGTAAACGAGAACCATTCTCAATTTCCAATAATGCCAACGCCTTGAGCAGCT